ACAAAGAATAGAGTATATAAATATTCTACTTGAAGGTCTCAATCACATACTTGAGCAAATTAAGTGGAGAAACCAATCAATAAAAAACGCTATTGATTGGGTAAGATTTACTTCTGGCAGTCTATGATAACATTCCGAAAAAAAAACGACGTCTATCTCGAATTTGATGGTGATAAAGCAGACCTAAGAATGTTGAGTGATTATTTTACATTTAAAGTACCAGGTGCAGAATTTACTCCTCAATACAGGAGTAAGTTTTGGGATGGTAAGATAAGATTGGCTAATCTTCGCGAAAGTAATATTTACGCTGGTTTAATGGGTGATATAACTAAATTTTCAAAAGATATGGATGTAGATTGTTACTTTGAAGGTTCTAAAACGCAAATACTTGAACCAAGTAATACTGAATTTTTAACTAAATTTCTAGATGTACTAAAACCTTATTCTAAAGGTAAACGTATTGAGATGAGAGATTATCAAATAGAAGCTTTTAAGACAGCTGTTACTAAACAACGTTGCCTTTTATTATCACCTACCGCATCAGGAAAATCTTTAATTATCTATGCACTAATTAGATGGTGGTTAGAAACACATGACAGAAAAATACTTATTATTGTACCAACGGTTTCGTTAGTAAGTCAAATGACATCAGATTTTAAAGATTATTCTAATGGTAAATTTACTAACATACATAGTATTACTGGTGGTGTAGAAAAAGAAACTAAAGAAAGAGTAGTTATATCTACCTGGCAATCTATCTATAAAATGTCTGCTGGTTGGTTCGCTCAGTTTGGTTCAGTAGTAGTAGATGAAGTACACCACGCTCAAGCTAAATCTATACAATCTATTATGAATAAAATGCTTATATGTCCGGATAGAATTGGGCTAACAGGAACATTGCAAGAAGCTAAAACACATGAGTTGGTGTTGAAAGGTCTTTTTGGTTCCGTTCATAAACTTATTACAACTAAAGAGCTTATGGATAGAGATCAAGTATCGCAAATGAATATAAGATTGGTGCAGCTTCGTTACGAAGAAAGTGATCGTAAAAAAGTTAAAGATATGACTTATAATGAAGAAGTAGAGTTTATAGTAACTCATGATAAAAGAAATAGTCTTATTGCTAAAATGGCTTCTACTTTACCAGGTAATACATTAGTTGTATTTTTAAGATTAGAACACGGTAAAGATATATTTGATAGAATTAATACTGAGAAACAATTGTACTATGTCGCTGGTGAAACAGATAAAAATTCAAGAGAAGCAGTACGGCAAATGGCAGAATCAAATGATGTTATTATTATAGCATCACTTGGTGTGTTTTCTACTGGAGTAAATATACGTAATCTTCATAATTTAGTGCTTGCGCATCCTACTAAATCGAAAATAAAAGTATTACAATCAATTGGTCGTATTTTACGTAAGTCAGATAACGGTCAAAAAGCAACAGTGTTTGATATTATTGATGATCTAAAATATAAATCAAGAGATAATTTTGCATTAAGACATTCAAATGAACGCTTTAAGTATTATACCACAGAGGAGTTTGATTACAAAATCAATTCAATAGATTTATGACACAAAAAAGAACCAGACAAAAACCAGGCGATGAACATTACGTTAATAATATTGAATTTACATTAGCGCTAGATGAATATAGTCAAGCTTGTAAAAAAGCTTTAGCTAAAGGAGAAGAGAGACCAGTTATGTCTCGTTATCTAGGAGAGTGTGTTTATAAAATGTCAAATAGACTATCTCTTACTCCACGTTTTAAAGGTTATATGTATAGAGATGAGATGGTACAGAATGCTATTTTAGGTGCTATGAAATATATGTACCGCTTTGACGGAACACGTTTTGACAACGGTTTTGCGTATGTAACCCAAATATTATTCAGTCATATGATACAGACTATTAAGAATGAAAAGAAAAAATATGAACTAAATTTAAGACTTATTCAAGAAGCAGAAGTCTCTGTTATGGGAGATCAAGAATTTGAAGGTGTTGCTGATACACACGCTCGTTCTATAGCAGATCAAAAATTAGATGAGTTGCAAAGTCAAAGAGTAGAAAAAGGTAAAGGTGGTTTCTCTTTACGTACTGGTTATACTAAAGAATCACGCGCCGCTTATAAAGGTGGTACACCATTACGACCATCAAAAGGTGAAAAATGAAAATAGCGTTTATTGGTGATTTACATTTCGGTGCACGCAACTCTAATCAAGTTATTCAGCGTCATCAGAGAAGTTTTTTACAGAACTGTTTCTGGCCATATATTGAAAAAAACAATATTAAAACTGTTATTCAAACAGGTGATTATTTTGATAACCGTAAATGGATCAATTTACAAACTATGTCTTTTCAAAAGATGTATTTTGTTGATTTCGCTGAAAAACTAAACGTAACAGTACATGGTATTATTGGTAATCATGATATACCTTTACGCCATTCCTTAGCTATGAATTCGCCACAGCAAATATTAACTCAATCACATATGAATTTTTATGATAAACCTAAGACGTTAAATTTTGATGGTGTTGACATTACTTTTATACCTTGGGTGTGTAAAGAAAATTACGAAGAAGTAACTAATGTTATTCGTAAAGGTGGAGATATATTAGTAGGGCATCTAGAGACGCAAGGTGCTGTATTACTACCCGGGAGGTTATCTGAGGAAGGTTATCTGCCGGCAGACTTTAAAAACTGGAAAGAAGTTATTTCAGGACACTATCATACACAAAATAAAATCGCTAATATACATTATATTGGTATACCTTATCAACTAATGTGGAACGACACTTCTTCTAAACAAGGTTTTTGGATACTAGACACTACTGATCGATCATGGGAATTTGTAGAAAATAAAGGAAAATATTTTCATAGAATAACATGGAACGATGGGTGTGATTACCCTATTGAATTTTGTTTGGATAGCTATGTAAAGATTAACATAAAAAAGAAAACTAGTTTCGAAGAATTTGAAAAATTTATTGATCGGGTTAACTTTCAAGAACCTTTTGAAGTTAAAATACTAGAATCGTTTGAAGAATTTAATCAAGAAAATGTAGGAGAAATTATACAATTATCTTCTACTACTGAGCTTATTGGAGAGTATATTGATGATGTTGCTACAGATAATAATAAAGAATCTATTAAAAAACTTATGATAGAGATATATGAAGATGCTATGAGTGTAGATGAATGATATTATTTAAAACAGTTTCATATAAAAACTTTCTATCTACAGGTAATACACCTAACGTTATCTTACTCAATAGAGTACCGTCTGTTCTTATTACCGGTCAAAACGGTTCAGGTAAATCTACTATTCTAGATGCTCTATGTTATGGTATTTTTGGTAAACCTTACCGTAATATTAATAAACCACAATTAATGAATACAGTTAATGAAAAAAACTTAGAAGTTGAAGTTGAGTTTGAAATTAATGGTGTAGACTATAAAGTAGTTAGAGGTATTAAGCCTAATAAGTTTGAAATTTATCGAAATAAAAAACTTATGCCTCATGATGCAGCAATAAAAGATTATCAAAAAAAATTAGAAGATATTATTGGTCTTAATTATAGAGCATTTACTCAAATTGTGATTCTTGGTTCAGCAAGATATCAATCATTTATGGATCTTCCTACAAATGATAGAAGAGTTATTATAGAAGAAATATTAGACATAACAGTTTTTTCTAAGATGAATAACATTCTTAAATCTAGAGCACAAAATACAGAACTAGATATCAAGGAAAATGAATATCAAAAAGAAATTTTAAAAACAAAAATATCAGGTCAAAAAGGTCTTATTAATAATCTAGTAAACAGATCTAAAGAATCAGAAGAAAAAATACTACAAGAAAAAAATAAAATTGATGGGCAAATTAATTTAATAGAAATTAAAATTTCTAAATCTGATAGCGACATAAATCTTTTAACTCTTATTGATGTAAATGACTTACAAGATAAACTCTCAACAGCAAAATTTAAAGGTCAGCAAATAAAGCAAAAAAGAGCTGAAGTAGATAGTAAAATAAAATTTTATAAAAATCATGATCACTGTTATGTGTGCGAGCAAGATATAGATAATAGGTTAAAAACTAAACAAGTAACTATTCTTTCAGAAGAAGCAAAAAAATTAGAAGACTTAAAACCTGTTGTAATATCAACTTATCAAACATTGGAAGAAAAAATAAGAGAAGCACATGAAGTACAGCAGCAGTATGATTCTATCTTAGAAGTAAGAAGAGATTTAGTAAATCAAAAGAAAGCTTTATTTACTCTTTATAGTAATCTAGAAGTACGTACTCAAGAATCTGATTCAATATCTTTAAAACAAGCTCAAAAAGAACTTACAGAATATGATATCGAATTTAAAATTTTAGAAAAACAATCACATAATCTTGCAGAGCTTAAACATTATTATGAGATTTGTAGAATACTATTAAGAGATGATGGTATAAAAGCTAAAATTATTAAGCAATATTTACCTGTTATGAATCAGCTTATCAATCAATATTTAGATCGTATGGGTGCTAATTATTCTTTTCATTTAGATGAATCGTTTAATGAAGTTATTAAATCGCGATACAGAGATACATTTAGTTACGCATCATTTTCTGAAGGAGAAAAAATGCGAATTGATCTTGCTCTTATGTTTACATGGCGTGAAATTGCTAAGTTAAAAAATAGTGTTAATACTAACTTACTTATTATGGATGAAGTAGGTGATAGCTCTCTTGACGCAGAAGCTACTGATGTTTTATGGGATATTTTAGGTGGGTTAGATAACACTAATGTATTTGTTATATCTCATAAAGGGCAAAATAGTGATCGGTTTAAATCATTAGTTGAATTTTATAAAGATGGTAATTTTTCGAAAATAATCGATTCAAAAAAATAATAAATACAGTATGAAATTATTTTTAGTTCGTCTACATAACAATAATCCTCCTATACTTACTTTTGGTAAAACAAGAGCTTTAGTCGGTCGCCAAATGAAAAAGTTTCTTGGACCAGA